CACCTACAACCATTTCATAATCTTCAAACCAATTACGTGGCATCTTGAATACTGATTGCCAAGTTGTGATTACGACTCTTTGTCTTAATGATTCTTTCTCTTTTCCTGCATAGATTCTATGAACACCATTAGGGTCAAAGGAATCATCATTAGAAGCGTAATCAGCAAAGTCTTTCCACATCTGTTCTACCAACGAAGTGGTTGGTACGACAATCAAAGCATTTTTATTTGATGTCTCAAGATACCAACGAAGTATCATATAAATCATAAGTGATTTACCAGAACCAGTTGGAGATAATAATAAACTTTTTTTATATTTGAGTGCGTGATGAATTGCTTCTTCTTGGTAGTCTCTCAAAGCAATCTCTTTACCACCTGCTGATAAAGGTATAGATGGTAAGTCTTCGTCGTCACGAGTTTCTTGTATTGTGTTTGAGATTACATATCCACGACTCTCAGCAAATTGTTCCACGTGATACAATAGACCACTTGGAAGTGTATAGTTTCTTGTGTCGAATAATCTTATTTTACCGTCCCACATCTTATTACGATAGGAAGGTACGAACTTATATCCAGGCACGTAAAAAGTGAAGAACTCACTTAATTCCATGGTTATGCCAGAATCATTAGGTCTTACAATTATATTTACTTCATCATTTTTTGATATAACGATGTCACTCATTGGTTTTATTTATACTAATTACCAGAGGTGAATTTTCGCCAATCTATGATATTCTTAATTGTAGAGTGTCTCCAACGAATGTTGTTCATTATTTCCTCTAGTGTTTCAACGAGAGTTTGTTGGTATTCTATCTTGGCAACAAATGCTTGAATGTCAGCATCTGAATCGTAATAATAATCCATATCACCTTTGAGTGGTTTTGTTCCACCATTGAATGGGTCATAGGCCCAGCCCTTCTCGTCCATTTCTTCTTTCGTCATTTTACCTGTATAGTATAACCACTTATCTTTTTTAAGGGAAGCAATCTTTAGGTTGAGACGTTTCAGTTGAAGTTTAGCAACTGTAAGTAATTCTAGATATTTTCCGTGGAGTTTTGCAGTATCCATTGAGGTCGTATCTAATTCGATTTCATCAATGGGCGAGTCTTTCTTCCACATCTCTAATATTTCGTCAACTGTCATAATATATAATATACAATAATTATCGAACTATGTCAAATTTATTGTATTGAAAAGTCGTCGTACATGTGACGTATTCCACGGCTGTGTCTTGGGTTGTAAATGATAATTGGCCTAAATCGATTGGAAAGGCGTCGTGGAATCTAATTTGTTTATTTGTAGTATTCTTATTTGTTAGAATAGATAAAGTGATATCTTTATACTTTGGTTTATCGCTTCTATTAGTAATTAACCAGTTATGCATCTCAATATAATTCTTTAATTCTTCATCAACAATAAAGGTTACTTCCATTGTTGAATATTCTATTGTGTCGCCAGGTGCGTAAACATTTGTATTACGAAATCCTTGTAGAACAGAAGGTTGAGATAATGAAGGTACAGATGCGGTAGTTGCAAAGAATGTTAAGTTTGCAAATTCGGAAGAGTCGATAGTAACCTTAAAGGCACCTGGACTTAACATGTTTAAATTTGCTGATAAATTGGTTGCCATATATTAGTAGCCTATTGATGTATCTTGATTTTCAGGGTCTTGTTCTGGTGAATCGTTATACGCAGGTGAATTGCTTATCGTGTCTAATGCTAATCCTGCGACATCATTTGCAACGGTATCTAATGCACCCTGATAATAGGTAGGTTTAACAAATCCACCACCAATTGGATAAACATGTGTATATCCTAATCCGTTATAATAAGTGTGGTCAGCTGGTGAATTAGCAGTTACAGGAGAACCATTGGGGCCATACATTATGTGAGCCACATAATTCTCTGCTGTATATTTAAATTCTAAACCTTGCGCTAAAGGATTTGCTTGAGTTACGCTAGCCAATACTTGTATCTGACCTTCTAAAATACGAAGAACTTCACCACTTGTGGCATTGAAAATTTCTAAATCATATACGTACCGGCCAGGGCTTAAAGCTTTAGTTTGAACAGAAGATAGATTCATAGTGATAGTATCTTGTGCAGGACTATTTTCTGTGATTGAGCATGTAAAGGTCGTATACGAGCTTGAAGCGTATGATTTTCTCATTTTAGCGCGAGCGGTATAACTGTTTAATTGAAAAAGCCCGCCCAAAGTATTTGAGATATTAATAGTGGTAGTGAATGTTGAACCTTGTTCTACGTTAAAATTTGAGATTGTCGCCATTATAAATAAGATTATAGGTTATACTTATATAGTCTATTTATAATAAAATGCAATTAAATGAGTAAAGAACTAAACGAATACTTATCAAATTTACCGATACACGTCTTCAAGTTAATCGACGGGTCATCAGTAATAGCGAGAATATTAGATGAAGATGACGATGGTTTCATATTAGGCAGACCATTTGAAATTAAATTAGGTAGAGGCAGGAGAGGATTAGATTTAGAACTATACGAATGGTTATATGGCTGTGACGCTAAAGATACTTTCATTGCAGAAGAGACCATTATGGCTCACCACGAAGCTACAATGAAACTAAAGAATTTTTATTCTAAATCACTTCTTCAAATGAAGATTGATGAAGTAGCTGAAGACCTTGACTCTCTAGATGAATTGAAAGATGAATTAAAGATTGAGAATCCTTTTGACTTTATCAAAGGTATTATAGATGGTCTTGAACCTAAAGATTCATTAGAGGACGAGGAGTATGAAGAGGAAGAAGACTTCAATAAACCTTCTCAAAATGAACAGTATAAGAGAAGATTTGAATGGCCTGAAGAGTTGTAATCTTTAAGGTGATTAAATCATTATACCATTGTGTCAAATCATTGTCAACTAAAAACACACATTTTTTTAAAAAAAGATAAAAAAGGTTTTACATTTACCTTAAAATAGTGTATATTATATATATGAAAACTGAAAAGAAACCTCACTATGTAAACAATCGAGATTTCTCTGAAGCTGTAGTTAACCATGTTTCTAAAACAAATGAAGCTATCAAAAATGGTACACCAGAACCGCGCATACCTGAATATATAGGTGAGTGCTTTCTGAAAATAGCTGAAGGTCTATCACATAAGCCAAACTTCTTACGATACACATATCGTGATGAAATGGTTATGGATGCCGTAGAGAATTGTATTAAGGCAATCAATAATTATAATATTGAAGCCGCAACAAGAACTGGTAAACCAAATGCTTTTGCGTATTTTACTCAGATATCTTATTTCGCTTTTCTGCGTAGGATAGCAAAAGAAAAGAAACAGCAAGACATCAAACTTAAATGGATAGAACAATCTGGCATCGAAGCATTTGCTGATTCTGCTGGAGACTTCGACGGAGATAGTATTATCGAAAGACTTAAAGCTCGTATTGATGCAGTCAAAGTAAAAGACAAATCATTAAAAGATTGGGCTAACGAAAATGGTATAGCAATTAAAAGAGGACGTAAGAAAAAGATTAAAGAATGAGAGTAGCAATATTGAATGATACCCATTGTGGCGTAAAAAACGGCAGTGATGTATTCTTAGATAACGCAGAAGATTTCTACTCAAACATTTTCTTTCCTTATCTAGAAGAACACGGAATAACCAGAATTTTACATCTAGGTGATTACTATGACCATCGCCGATATGTAAACTTCAAAGCTCTAGAGCGTAATCGACACATGTTCTTAGACGTGATTCGTGATAAAGGTATTACTATGGATATCATACCTGGCAATCACGACGTCTATTATAAGAACACAAACGACCTATGTGCTCTCAAAGAACTTCTAGGTCACTATACAGATTGCGTTAATATACATATGTCTCCTGTTGATTTAGAGATTGACAACGTGACGGTTGGTATGATACCATGGATATGTTTAGAAAATGAAAAAGAGTGCATCAACTTTATTCAACAAACTAAGTCTCAAATTCTAATGGGTCACTTCGAGATAGCAGGATTCAAATTTATGGCGAACAACACAATGGTCTCACACGGTATGGGAACTGAGCTGTTTAATCGTTTTGATTCTGTTTACTCTGGTCACTACCACACGAAGAGTTCTCAATCCAATATTACTTATCTTGGAACACAAGTAGAGCTAACATGGTCAGATGCTGGAGACCCAAAGTACTTTCACGTATTCGACACAGACACTCGTGAAATGGAACAAATCAGAAACCCTTATACTCTATTTAAGAAACTATATTACTCAGACGATACGCAAACTGATTATTCAGACGTGACTGGTAAGTATGTCAAAGTAATCGTAGGTAATAAATCAAATGCTTATGAATTTGACAAGTACGTAGATAAAGTGCAATCTCTTAATCCTTTAGAACTAAAGATTGTTGAGAACTTCGGTGACCTATCAGCTGAAACGATAGAGGACGAGGAAATCAATCTAGAAGATACCGCGACACTTCTAAATAGTTATGTCGACGCAGTCGAATCTAAATTAAATAAACCAAAATTGAAAAACATTCTAAGTGAACTCCACGCAGAAGCTTTAGAACTAGAATCTATATGATAAAATTTGAAAGTATTGAGTACAAGAACTTCTTGTCATCTGGTGACGTGCCAACAAAAATACATCTATCAAGTCACAAGACGACATTGGTAGTAGGAACAAATGGTGCTGGTAAATCTACTATGTTAGATGCCTTATCATTCGCACTATTCGGTAAACCTCATAGGAATATTAATAAGCCTCAGCTTGTAAATAGTATCAATCAAAAGAAGACTGAAGTAACAGTTGACTTCTCCATTGGTACTAACAAATATAAAGTAGTAAGAGGAATCAAGCCAAACAAGTTTGAGATATGGAGAGACGATAAGATGTTGAACCAAGAATCTCATTCACGTGACTACCAGAAGTTGTTGGAGAATAATATTCTAAAGCTCAATCACAAATCCTTTCACCAAATCGTAGTTCTAGGTTCATCAAACTTTATTCCTTTCATGCAACTTCGTCCGTATGATAGACGAGAAGTGATTGAAGACTTACTAGATATCGGCATCTTTACAAAAATGAATGCTGTATTGAAAGATAAGATTACCAAGCTGAGAAGTGAAATCACTTATACTCAAACACAGATACAACTTCAAAAAGAGAAGATTGCTTTACAAGAGAAACATATCAAAGAACTAAAGTCTATTGATAAGAATAAAGAGAAAGAAATTCAAGAAGAGATTGACGAGCTTCAAACTCAAGTAGATGCTTTGGTATTACAGAATGATAGTTTAAGAGAACAGTTAGTCACTGAAGTCAAAGAAGAAGACCTACCGAAATGTCGTCAGAAACAAACACAGTTAAACAAGTTTGAAGGTCAAATCATTTCAAAGATTGAAAGATACGATAATGAAAAGAAGTTCTTTACTGAGAACGAGACATGTCCAACCTGTAGACAAACTCTTTCAGATGATATCAAAGAATCGTCCGTCACAAAGATTGATAAAGAATTGACTGAATTGAATAAAGGATATGTTACTCTTAGAGATGAGATAACCAAAGCCGATGAAGTATACGATAAGACTCAATCTGAATTAGTTCGTATCAGAAACATTGGCCAAGATATCAATACAAATTCTGGTAAGATAGCAAATGCTCAAGTAAGAATCAAAACACTTCAGAGCAAGTTCGGCCAGAATAACGATACATCAGCTGCTGAAAAGAATCTAACAGACTTATATAACAATCTAAATGCTCATTCAAAAGACCATGCGGAGTATAATGAAATGCTTAGTTATTCTACCGCCGTTGAAGACTTACTACGAGATGGTGGAATCAAAGCTAAAGTAATCAAACAATACTTGCCAATCATTAACAAGCTTATCAATCAGTATCTGCAAGTCTTGGACTTCTTCGTACTATTCAATATTGACGAATCTTTTAATGAGACGATCAGGTCTCGGCATCGTGACGACTTCTCATACTCAAGCTTTTCAGAAGGCGAGAAGTCTCGTATCGATTTGGCTCTCATGTTTACTTGGCGTCAGATAGCACGAATGAAGAACTCAACCAATACAAATCTATTGGTACTCGACGAGACATTTGACTCAAGCCTGGATACTGATGGTGTGGACAACCTACTAAAGATACTAGCAACCCTAGACGATAACTCTAATACATTCATTATATCTCATAAGACTGATGTGCTAGATGGTAAGTTTGCCAATAAATTGACCTTTGAGAAGGTAAATAATTTCTCAAAGCTCAAAGTTTCCTAAGTCCTTGTGGCCGTACCACTTAGGTAAAAATACAGATTTTTTCATTCTGTCACCTAAGTTGTTGGTAATAAGCCGCATATTTTTTGATGGTACTATGTACTTTTTAAGAAATATATGTTATAATATAGGTATAACAAAGGGAAAGGAATTTAAAAATTATGGCTTATATTAACCAAGAAAAAAAGAA